GCAACCTGTTTCTCTACATCCTGTGCATGAACAGCCGCTTCCATTGCTCTTTTAGCAAATTCTTTTTGATTAACTAAAGCTTTTTCTCTCTCAACAAGCATAGAATCATTTTGAATCATATTAGATGATTTTAACTTATCAGACTCTGTTTTAACTTGTTTAGCATAATCAATGGCAGCTTGCTCACGTCTCTCTGCTTCACGCATTTTTTTAGTAAGCTTATCTATACGTCTTTTTACAGATTGAGAATACTCTTCAAGCTCTTCTTCTTTTGCTTCTTGTTTCGGTTGTTCTTGAGGAACCTCTTCAACTTGAACTTCAGGTTCCGTTGTTTTTACTTCCTCTGTTTGTGATTCTTCTTTTAACTCCACTTCGACAGCTTCACCCGAGGTATCTATCGGTACCATTTTGTCATTTTGTGTTTGCTCTTGCATAGAATTCTCCATGTTACATTATGTTGGCTGGCAATATATCTCTCGGATCATCAACGACTGCCAGTATCTCATCTTCGTTAACAATACGCAACTCACCACCATCAATCTTTACACGAGATCCTGAATAGCGAGTTATTATAACCCAATCACCCTCTTTACACCAAGGACCATCAGGATATCTCTCTTTATCTTTGTAGCACAAAGATCCAGTCTTTAAGACCTTACAAATATTTGTTGTTATTTGTGATTCTTCTACTGTTTCATCAGTAAGAATAACACCACCTTTTGTTTTACCTTTTAATTTTAAAGGAAACAAAACTATTCTCCAACCAACAGGTTTGGGAATTTTCTCTAATTCTTTTTTTTCTTTTTCTTTTTCTGCACCGTCCCAAACATGTTTTGGTACAATTAATTTAGGTTTAGTCGTCATCGTCTAGCTCCGTTTTCTTCAGCAGGTCCGTGAGTTCCTGTTCAGTTTCTTCAAGACCGCGAAGTTTACCAGTCAGATACCGATATTCGTCCCAATCTTTTACACCACTACATATAGCCTGTCTTATGGTGTCTTGTCTATCTTTTAGTTGATTTTTAAAATAAGTAAAAAAGTTTTCTATTCGCATGATTTCATTTGATCCGATAATTTTTTACAGCGATTTGGAGTTTGACGATTCCATTTCGAGTCTAACATTTCTAAACTCGCGCCGTTAAAATCTCGGTTCTGCAGGCATTTCCACATGTTACGGAACTTGGACACGCCTGATTTTCCAAGCTGATATACCATTTCGGTAATGGTATGCTGCGCGGTTGTAGGCAAATCAGCGACACCATGTTCTTCCATGAGTTGCCTTGCTTGACCTATCGCTTTGTTTAAATCTTTATCAAATACGTCTTGTAATTCTTCTTTGGTATATGTTTTACCATCTTCAAATTTATCTTCGTGTACTACTTTATGACCCCAACCTATTGTGCGAAATCCTTCCGTATCTATGTAAACGTGATCTCTGAAGCCTTCTGATAATTTTACGGAACCAGCTAATTCGTCGTATGTCACTTAGTAAGACCCTTTGCCTTTTCGAAGGTGCGAAGGCCCGATACGCCGAGCATTGAAGTGACAATTGCTAGAAGAGGCCCAGTTTCTATGGCAGGTGGTACAATATCTATACCTGAGAATTTTGCATACCATTCAATACAGGGAGATAAGATAAAGGAAAAGAATAGCGCCAGGGCTCCGCACCAGCCAATCGCTGGTCGCCACCCAGCAACGAATACGCTACGATGGGTGGCTTCCTTTGCATTAACATCTAATTGCTTTTCTGCAAGCTTTTGTTGAATGCGTTGCATCAATATTTTTTTATCTAATTTTTCTTCCTCTGATGTATGAATCTCGTCGACAACTTTTGCGATAGTTTTTAAGGCTCCGCCTTTACCGCCTAATAGTCCTCCGAGAGCTTGTAGCACTATGCTGCTCCGCCTGTCATCCAGCTAATTACCCAGATAACAACGATCGCTACAATAGCGGCCTTGATCCAATCTTTCATCTGCCAGTCACTCCACTCTTTAATGTGTGACCATAGATCTTTTAGTAAGTTCATAGAACCTCCTTTGTTAAAGTCGGGATTATACTATTTTACGCCTTTGAATGCTACTTTTTTAATCTGCATTCTACTTGTTTGCCCTTTTGGACCACTTCCTTTATTTTTTTTATAAACAAAAGGAGAGTAAACAACTTCTGCGTCCGACACTGCGATTGTCTTTGGAAAAGGGTTTTTTTGTGGAACTTTAGTCATTTTTGCATTTTTAAACTTCATTATCTTGCCTTTCCATAGCCACGTTGAGCCAATCTACCTGCTAGACCACCTTTTTTCATGCCCATTTTTTTTAAACCATTTATTTCGCCGCCTCTTTGTTTTTTAACAGCACCACGGCCCATTAAAATATCTTTTTGTGTAACTTTGCCATCACCACTTAAATCAGGAAATTTTTTCTTAACCATAATGATTAATGTATAGTAGGTTTTATTAGATTTAGCAAGTCTCTTCCATTATGATTCATAATATTATTATATTCTTGTTCAGTAAGGTTGTTATGATACAGCATTTTAGCTACACCCATCATTGCACCCGCTAAAAGTATCTGTTCTTCTTGACTTGTAACCGCTGTATCTGAAAAATTCATCAACTCGTTAAAATATTCCTGTAATTTATCTGTCGCGTTTTGCATTATTATCATTTTGTTTAGATAGATTAACATTTGCACGTAATTGTGCAATATCTTCCTGTGAATCTATTCTATCTTGCGCTATTTTTGCTGTTTGACGTAGTTTTTTCTCATCAATACCTATTTGAGCTTCATCAACCATAGCTTTTCTTTGTATATCTTGTGCTCTAAGGTCAATTTCTTGTTGTTTTAGCCCTACAAGTGGATCTTGATTCATTTCTTGTACCGCTTCAGCCTCTTCTTGAACCATTTCATCTGTCATTTCTGCTACTTTTTCTGCAACTTGACTTTCAATACGTTCTTGAACCTGTAATTGTAGCTCTTCTGGTATTTGACCACCGTATTGAGCGGTTATTTGATCTATTTCAGGTTTAGATTCTTCTTCAACTTCTTCTCTTGCCTGAATACTAACGTGCTCCATGATGTGAGCTTGTAAAATAGCCATAACTTGAGGATTACTTTTTACTAAAAACGATGACATTAGTGCTCTATGGGCATCAAGATGAGCATTATGATTTTGTCCTCTAAATGCTACAAGAGGTTGTCCACTTATAGCTCCTGAATTTTCTGTGCCAGGATCCATTGGTTGAGGTTCTGCAGGAACAGGAAGTAAAACATCAATATCTTTTACACCAAGTGCCTGATACATTCGTCTGTATGCCTCATACATGTTGTGTGAAGCAGGGTCAGCTTGAGCTAATTGTAATTGTGTTTGTGCCAACGTAACACGTTGTGCCATAGAAAAGATGTTTGGATCAGATACTGGAATAATATCAATATCTTTTGAAAAGTCAGATTGTTTTAAACCTTGTATTTGATCAGTGCCTACTTCATAGGGATACTGTGGATCTAACGATTCTGAAAAAATCTTAGCTAATAATTTAAATTCTATTTTTTGTGCGTAGTGTAGTCTTTTATGAATAGCACTCATGACTCGCGCACCACGTTCCATTAACGCCATTGTTGTTCCAACAGGTGCTCCTGCTTGAGCTGCGTCTCCTACTTTTTGATCAGCAACAGCAGCAAATCTAGATCCTGCTTCTACACAAAAACCTAGTAGTTGAAATAAGGTACCGCTTGGTTCTTTGTAAGGTAAAGGAACTAATCCTTCTCGTAAACTTCCGCCAGGTGCATCTACATCTCTAAACTCTCCTGGTTGTAAAGGAGTATCATCATCGGCAACTCTCAGTCCTCTAGCTTTAAAACCAGCAGGTAAGTTTGATAATGTTCCTGCATCTAATAATTGTCTAAGAGCAGCAGTTGCTGTTCTTGATAAACCACCCAGCATGTGAATAAGACCAAAGCCATAAAAACTAAAACCAGGTAAAAATTTGTAGTGAACAAAATACTGACGTTTTTTCTGTCTATCATCTTGTTCATCGTAGTTTCTATATATGGATAAAATATTTGATGAGCCTTCATCAATTGTTACAATGTAAGGAACTTTAATTCCATCTTCACTGTCAATACCTTCAATATTTAAGTCTACATGCATCTCTAATAATTGATAGTCTTCATCATGATAACTTTTTCTAATACCAGAAAGTTTTGCTTCTTCTTCTTGCAGTGCTGTTTGATTATCAATAACAGATAGATTTACATCTCTATACATTCCAGCTACTTGCATTTTTGTTATATCATTTTTTGTTCTTCTAATAACGTGTGTTACTCTTTCACAAGAAGGAAAGTCTGTTGTTTGATAAGGTACATACAAATCATCACTTGGTACAAATTTAGAAACCGCTCTTCCTAATCCATCATCGTAGTAAACTTTTTTAAAAGCAGAACCTGATAGTGGTAAATAAAATAATAATGAATCCATATCTGGATCGTATTCTTCCATCTCATACGTAATCTGATAGTTCATAAAATCTTTGATACGTTGAGCTTGTTCTTCTTTTTGTGTTGAAGTGTTTCCTAAAATCTGTGTATTTACAGGGCCACCACTTGGTAATAATTCTTTATACGCTTGTGCTTGAAATTGTGTAATTGCTTCGGACAACATAGGATGTGTCACGGAACTCGCACCTTGGAAAGGTTGTGATCTTTCTGTGTATTTAAATCCAAGAAGATCTAATCCTTTTTTATATGTTTCTTCCCAGTCTTTTCTTGATGCTTTGTCATCTTCAAATGCTTGACGTAACTCACTAGATATAAGGCTAAGCGTATCTTCATCTAAAACTTCTGCAATGTTCATGTCAAAAGAAGAAGTAATAACTTGTTCTTGCTCACCAATAATAGCAGAACCATCTTCCATCATTTCAACATTAGGTGCTAGATCATCAGCGAAAGCGTTGCCTTCTATCTCCACCATTTGTTCAATAGCTTGTTCCTGTTCTGGTATAAATCCTATTGGTTTTTCTACTGCCATTATGCTGCCTCAAATATATCAATTATTTCTGGAGTATACACCATTCCTCCATCTTTTCTATGAGTTTTATGTGGTAGTAGCATCTCTGGTGTTAATTTAATAGCAAAAACTTTACCCACACCGTCAACCTCAATAATCTTAAATTCAGAGTTATTTTCTTTAGCCGCACGTTTTAGTGACTTTTCTAAACTTGACGTGTAGTGTTTGCCTTTAGTATCAACACTATCTGGTCCTCCGTAGAACTCTTCAACACCGATACCTTTTAATTTTTCGCCTTTTTCTTTTGCTGCTTGTCTTTCCGCTAAAGAAGTATTTGTGCCCCCTCTATTTAAACCAGCGCTGGCATAACGGTTTTTTATGAGATCAGCAGGAGATACAGCATACCATTCCGCAGCGCCGTCTACTTTGTCCATAAACAATCGCTGAGCCGCTTCTGTTAAATCTCTTTTGACTAATATATCGCCCCACTCTTCTCTGTTCTTAAATGGTACGTTCGGGAATAATTGTTTCATCGCACCTTCACTCAATCCAATATTTAATTCTTCCAGCATTTTCTTTTCTTTCGCAATAGCGATGTTCATTGCTTTAATAGCTTCATCACTTGGTGCAGGACCACCTTTTGCTACCACATCAATCGCTACTTTGTTTTTCTGAAACTCATCAACAAAGCTTTGCATTTCTTCTGCTGTGTTAAACATAGGTCTAAAGATCGTTTCATTTTTTGTATAAAAATCTAATACTTCAGGCTCTACATTTCTTGCACTACCTGAGTATCGTGTTCGTTCTGCGGCAAGAGCTCCTGCTCTTCTCTCTTTTGGTAAATCAAGAATAGAACCTAATTGCTCACGTAACTCATTTTCTAGTTCTTTTGCTTGTTGTAAAATATCTGATTGTATCTCATCAGCAAACGTTACCACAACTTTCTTTCCTTTTGTTGCGGCTTCCATTTCACCCAACCTAACACTGTCATCTTGTATTTTACTTCTAAATTGTCGTATCTGATTAGCAAGTGGCATATCAATATCTTCTAAAAACGTCATTCGTGAATCAATAGTTTCTCGAATCATTCTTGCATTCATCTCATCCGTTGGTGTTAGATCACCATCTAGTGCCCTTCGCATTTTTTCATACGCTGATGCTTCTAATCCTGCTAACTGATTTTTTAACTTTTGTTGATTACGCTTGAGTGTTCTGATCATAGCAGGATCAACAGTTGCTGCGATTCCTTGTTTTGTTTTCTCTACAGGTAATGTTGCATTACGGTCCGTGAGCCGCGACCAACCGATCACGTACCTCTCAGTAAAGTCATGAGACGATCGAGGTAAACTATCAGGATCTTGTGGTATATACTTTGGATCAAGATACAATACAGATTCTCTATAACTTCCTGGTATCTCTCCACCTTCTTTATAACTGGTATAAATAGCAGGTTTATCACCATTATAATCTACAGTTCCATATGTAATAGAATCTACTTTACGCATTGGTGCTTGACGCACAATCTTCAGCATATCTTCTTTTACTAATGGTGTTTTATTTTTTGTAGCAATAGCTAGATAATTATCGAGAATATTATCCTCTATTTCTTTTTTAGAAATTTTTTTGCTCTGTAAAAATTTATAAAAGTCTTCAGTGCTATTAAATGTCTTTGGTGTGTTGGGGTCCATGAGCCGTGCTTCGAGGCCTGAGTAAAATGCTGACTCACTTGTTTCTGGTGAATCAATAATTGTCTTTGGTGTGCTTAGAAAATCAAGATCCTCTTGTATTTTTTTTGTTACTTCTTCTTCACTGCCTAACTTGCCTTCAATATCTTTTAAAATCTTTTTGTCATTTTTTGATAGTGAGGGCTGATCAAGAATCTTTATTTTATCAACATTACCAATTGCCCATAGAGGAGCTTTACCAACAAGACCTGCTAACTGTATTTGTTCAGGGCTATCTGTTACCACATCGCTTTCCTCAAATATATCAGTCGCGAGTCCTGGCTCACCGCCCATGGCTAAATTATCTACACGCATATCAGCAGGAATCTTATCTCCTACATTTAAATTTATTTCTAAACCGTTATCTACAAAAGGTGCTTGGTTAATTAATCCAAATTCTTTATCTATCATATACTGTTCGTTTGCTGCTTTGTCTTTTGCATCCTCTGCTATATATTCAGGAGTCATTGTAACCATATCATAAGGTTGTTCTTCTGTCTTTGCATCAACAAAAGCTGATGCGATTGATTGACTTAATCTATTATTAGTTAAAAAATCCATAGCTGCTCCTGGTGCCTTAGCTATTTTTGTGTCTTTTGCAAAATCACCAAGGTCACTGAGATACTCTCCTACTTTTCTATTAAAAGGTAATCTCTCATAACGTTCTTTTTCTGCAGCAGTTTCTTCGTTTATTTTTCTTGTTCGTTCCATTGATTCTTCATCAGTCATAGGTTCATTTATTAAACCTAAGCTGTCTAGTAAATACTCAGTTTGAGCTGTATCAAGAGGGTCGGGAAACTCACCTGTTTTATTTGTTATTTCAGCAACTAATCCTGGATTATTTATAACAACAGTACCGTCTTGCATATTGTAATCAAGATCGTTTGAAGTAATTTCTGTGCCATATTTTTGAGACAGTAAAAAAGCAGTATATGATTTTAATCGTTCATTAGGGTTATCGGCCGTCAAGCCTTCACCACCTGTTGGATTACTCATTAATAAATTAGCAATCATTCCAGCGCCAGCGCCCGTGCCTACTATTCTAGCGGCATTAGCCCCTACTTTAAATCGTGTTGGACCATCTGGATATATTCTTTTAATTAAATCTGTTGCTATTTTTCCTGCTTTTTGTGCAGGATTTTTTCCTGTAAGGACAGCGCTACCAAGGTTTTTTGTATTTTTTAATGCCTCTAGTGTCGCTCCATGTATTTGACCTACACTGTAAGGAAAGGCTTTTACTAAATTAGCGTATATCTTTGGATAAGCTGCTTTTATTTTATTTAAAGCTTTATCATAAACAATTCCGCCTGTAACAATACCTGTTGCTCCTGCAGTTCCCCACCATCCCCATTGTCCTGCGGGACCAGCATCGTATTCTGATTTGGCTAGTTCTTTAACATAATTGTTAACGTCCATAATATTTGGAACTTTACCGCCGTTAGTTATAGCTAACCCAGCGTTAAATAGTCCAGTAGCAATTCCTACAGGCACTGTTAATTCTTCAGATGCTAAATTTACTGCGTCTACGAGAAATTTACCTACATTTGATACAATGTTTTTTTCTCTTTCTCTTGCAAGCTCTAAACCATCCTTTGCAAGATCTACATTATCTTCGTCAAAAATATTATCTTCTTCAGCCATTATCATATTCTAGCACTTCTTCAAAAGAAACTAAACCCCCATCTGCTAAATATCTGGTGTAGTCAACCTGTTCTTGTATTGTTTTAAGCAAATTAGCTTCATTTACTTGGTCCATATCTGCTCCAAAATATCTATCTCCATGTTTAGATATTAAGTTTTTGCTTATTAAGTCTTCTTCTATTTTTTTAAGATCTTTTATAATTAATTTTTTTTCACTAAAATTTTCAGCTTTTGAAAATTTATTTAATAATGATTTAATTTTTTTATCAAAAATTAATTGATCTCTATTAAATTTGCCAGGAGCTAAAAAAATATTATTTAAATCAAAAGCTGCTCTCCAATTATCTGCAATATCTTCAATATGAGAAATTTCAATTAAAGATATATTAAAACCTGTATTAGATTTATTTGTTTGATCAACAAACAATTCAGGGTTTGTTTTTTTTATCATAGGGCTTAAAGCTTCATCTCGTATCTTTCTTACCTGACTTTCTAATTCTTTCTTCCTTAAAAACAAATTAGCTAATCCCTCAGCATCTATACTTTGAATAACTTTTATTATTTCAGAAGGATCGGCTCCATCTTCTTTAGCTTTTCCAATCATTCTAGATAAATGACTTTGATAAGTAGCTCCAGCTAATCCCCTCTGACCCTCTGGTATTACCTCAGCCATTCTTTTTCTTATTTCATTAAAATAAGGTTTATACTCATCTGGTATTTTATATACTCTTTCTCCTTTAGCTATGTTGTATATTAAATTAGTACCCTCTAATTTAGCAGTTTTTGCTCCTTTATTAAAATCAGGAAGTATTTTATTTGGATTTTTAAAATTAAAATAGGGATTAACGTATGTTTTTACAAAAAGAGCATATCCTGTATTATCACTTCTTTTTTTCTCCATTGCTGCTAAGTCAGGATCAGAAATATAGGCATTATACATTCTAACACCTGTCGGTTGTTCAGCCATGGTTGTTCCATCAGGAAATTTAATTTTATTAAAAGCATCATTTTTAAGTTTATTCATAACTCTAATAGCCTGATTACTTTTTCTAAATTCTATTTTTTTAGTACCTGTACTGTTTTTATTTATAAAATTATTAAACTTAATATTTTCAGGTGTTTTTTTCAATGTTGATAAATATCCTTCTATAAATGGATTTATTGTTATATTAGCTCTCTGTAATCCTAAATATTCACTACCTCCCTTTTTTTGAATAACGTTAAAATTAGGCATATTTCCTAGTTTACTTAATGTTAATCCAAGTTGTGCTTTTGTTATATTACCATCTGTGTAATCTTTCATGGCTTTTTGTATTGATGGATTATCTGCTAGTTTTATACCTAAATTTAAAAAGTCTACTGATGTAGTTGGTTTTTTATATTTTAAAGTAAAATATTTGTTTTGTTTAGGACCAAAATCTTGTTGAAGAATAACTTGATCTGCAGGATAAAATTTATTACCTACTTTTATTTGTAATTCTCCTGTAACTTCATCTATTTTTTTTAAACTAGGAGGAACTTGATCTAAAGTAAAGTTGGTTTCAGGGACATCGCCTTGGTAGATTTCATTTGCAAAAATATCTATTGGATCTTCTTGTTCTTGAATCTTAGGTTTTACTTTTTTATTTTGCATTGAATCTAAAATGTCAATGTCTCTCATCATTTTTGATACTAAAGCATTACGTTGAACAGCATCAAGATTATCAATTCCTCCTAAATTATCTAAATATTTTTGTGCTGTAGTTACTTGCCCTGGTTGTAATAAACCATCCTTAATTAACTTTGCTACAATATTGTCTACTAAGTTAGCCATTAATAATACTCCTGCATGCCGACAACGAGACGTGGTTCGTCTTTGTAGTCTGAATCTAATTGTATGAAGTTTCCTTGACGGAAACGCAACAACGCTTGAGTTGTTGAGTCGACTAAATCGTCATGATCACCATAAGGGAAAGCCGCGCATTCTTCAATCACTTCTTCTGCCCAACGGTCCTCGGTGCACCATACCTGTCCCGCTTCAAAAATAGGAGCCACGGAGTTGACACGTACATGCTTATCATTGCCCTTACTAGGCGTATAAGTTACTACAGGAATTCCCAATTGACGTAGCTCCTGTGTTAAGGGCATACCAGAAGCTTTCGCTTCTATCAAGATTGTTTCGGGTTCCCAGTATTTATATTCGTCTAGCGCAATCTCTTTGAG